GTTGGATTTGTTGAAAAGGTTATAGGTCATCGTGTGACGAGCAAAGAGATCCGTGATCTTATCGCCGTACACTTTCTTGAGTTGATAGCCTATGGCTGTGGTGTCAATAACGTGAGACATTAGATTTTACTCCCTTTCGGATTATTAGTGAGCCGCCTCTAATCCTTTCAGGAGAACTTCTGCAAATTCTTCTTGGGCCTCCCCGAATACATCGTCGATAGAGGCGTTAGGATCAGCGGCTTTTGATGGTTTCTTCTGTCCACCGCCCACGTCGCCAGCGTCTGCTGCTCGACTGGTAGTGGTCAATTTCGACTTCCCTTGAGTGTATTCGTCAATCGCGGCCTGCTTGACGCCCTGAATGAAACGAGAAAACGTACCCGCGGCGCTCTTGGCCATCTTGCGAACGGCCATGCGATCTTCGATGTCAATCATGTTAGCCGGGTTGTCAACGCCCATGAGCAATCTGGCCATGGCACGTTCGTTATCCGAAAAGGGGTCCTCCAAAGAATCCAAAACGCGGTCTACCTCATTTCCGTAATTCTCAATGGCCTCTTGAGAATCCATCAATTCTTGGTGCTGCGTTTTGACCCGTGACAGCTCTGCTTGGAGGTCAGAATTGGCTTTTTCCAATCGAGTAACGCGCTCGTCCGGGGTCTCATTCTCATACCGCTTATTATCCTGCTCTCGCGTGTAACGGGACTGTGCGTCGCGGAATTTGTCAGCGGCTTCCAGAATCTCATCAACGTCCCGGCCTTTGAGCTTCTGGGCAAGACCTTTTCCCGTCTCAAGTTCCTCGACAAGTTCGTCCAGGCTTAGGTAGCCCTTCTCTTCGAGGAGCTCGTTGAGGCGTTTCTCTGCTGCTCGGGCACTTTTCCACTTGGGATGCTGGTCAAATGGGAGAGGTTTGCCATCCTCATCATAACCCTCTTTTCCAGCGTTGCCCTTTTCGTCGCCTGTATCTTTCTTTCCGGTATCGTCTGCGGCGGAGGAGTCCGCGTCTTTGCCTCCTTCTTTGCCGGTCTGGGAATCCCCGGCTTGCCCAGATTTATCACCTGCGGCGGCGGCTTGGGAACCTTCGTCGCCCTGCCCAATTTGTCCCGTGGTCTCGCCATCTACCTCAACACTACCGTCAGTGTTGATGGTCATGTCAGGGAAGGATACATCCGCAAAAAGGTCGTCAAAATCACTCATGTTAATCTCCTTTAGGTTTTATTTGGATATCCATATTATATGGTGTATCCAATAAATGGTAATGTACATTAGAGTGTTTACATGTACATTATCGGTTCGCCTGTAGTATTTGTCCACTTTATATGTGCACTTGTGCACTAGAACACACCGACACGACGACACACGCGCACACGGACACTTGAACACAGACCCCTCGGCACACGTATATATAGTATTTTATATGTGCACAAAGGCCTAATTTTGCAAAATTGATGCCAAAATATACGTGCACACGGACACATGTGCACGCGCGCACACGGACACGGCTATCTCCAATGGGATTTCTTGACAGACTTGTTTCGGCCCAAGATTTTCATGGCCGTGGCATAAGCCTGATCCATTGTATATTCTGGATTGCCTTGCTTGACTTCAATGGCTCTTTTGTGGAAAGCTGCCGTGTGAACACCTTTGCCATCTGGGGCCTTTATTCCGGCCTTTCTGTACATTTCTCTAATCTTTTTAGACATTTATATACCTCCACCCTCCTCGGGTGACATTGATCCCTGTCCCATTAGCCCTCTTGGACTTGCGCCGACAGGTCTAGCTACGGGGCCTCCACCCTGTTCCTGGATACCAAGCTGAGCTTCTTCAGCCAGCATTTCGGTCTGTTTTTGCTGTAAAAGCTCTAGCATGCCCTCGTGCAGATCTCTGTGGCCGATAGCCTTTGCTTGCTGCTCGATGGGCAACTCCCTGAATTCACGGGACAATATAAACGCGTCATGCTCTTCCAGGTGAATCGCGTGGTTGTCGAGGCGGAATGTGATGTCCTTTGTGGGGTCCATAAGCCACTGACCCTCGATAGGTTCGCCGGATTCCGGATCCACCATGGGTATGCCGGGAGTCTCTATCCTATTTAAAGACTCCTCGTGATTCGTGGCGAATGCGGCGTTTTCCCAGCAGGCCTTGTCCCGGTGCGTATTCTCCTCATCAGGAATGCTGCCGAGGCCCATCCGCTGGATAAGATCGCGCTGGAGACGCGGTTTCAGGGTGATGTCGCCGAACAAGCCGCCTTGAATCAACCGGGTCAAGAGCTCGTTCCGGCCGGTGTTCGTGGAAGCCAAGCCACTGTCTAATTCTAGGCGGACGTCAGTATTTCCGCGTAAATCCGCACCCTTAAAGGCCTTGACTTTGATACTGCTGCCCGGGCCTTTGATCTTGATCATGCGGGTTTCAGTGTAGAATTCCTGAGCTACGGTGAGACGCTTTCTCTGGATTTTGCCCCATCCTCTATAAAAGCGGGCCACATCAGGAGCGTGTCCTTGCTCAGCCGTCTCCCGGAGTATGTCCACCATGATGCCGGAAGCGCCGGAATGCGGGGATTGACCCCTGAGGACGTTTTTCGGGTCCCCACCGGCCTCCTGGGCCACCTCACGATGGATTTTGCGCTCTTCCAGGATCTGCTGAGGATATGTCGCGCCTTGGCTAATTGCGGGCTTGGCGCCGGCTGCCGACCTGCCGTCATATTCCAAGTGCAAGAAACCAGCTCCCCGGGCGGACTTGCGTTTCATGATTAGCTGGCCGGGTGTCAGAATGATGGGCTGTCCCACACTCTTGCGGTTCATGGCCAGGGCCTGATCTACCTCATTGATTGTGTTTTGGGGAGAAATCAGATCATCCACGCCCGAGGAAGCCCAGAAGCCACCAGAGGCGTTATAAGGGAAGTGGACAAGGGAATACTCCCAGGAGCCGTCCTTTCGCATGGGAATAGGCAAACTGGGTCTATCCTCTACTACTGTGTCATTGGCCATGACCACGTAGCGGCCTTTTGGGTACTCCTTACAGGGGGCGAACTCGATCTCCTTGAGGATGCAAAGCTCATCCATATTCTCAGAGAAGGACATGTCCTCGAATCCCCTGCCTTTCCAGGGAGATACGTTAGCGACCATGGTAAGGAGCTGCTTATCAAACTCGATCTCCATGGGATTGACGTCGCCATCGATCTTCTTTTTGTAGGTGTCTTCCACCCACTCCTTGAGGCGCAGGGACTTGATACCGATCTCGGCCTTGTCCTCCAGGCGTCGGCCTACAGAGCCTACAAAGACATTGAATGGGACTAGGGAGTCAACGATGACATCGCCCTTTTTGATCCGGTTGCCGCCCTTATCGAATAAGAAGACTCTACCTTCGGCGTCAGCCACGACTCGGCCGAAGCCGTTACCCGTAAGTTGCCGCCAAAACTCTATATCTTCTTTGATGTCCTCGATTTCGTAATCATTTAAGCTATCTAGCCAACGCAGCAAGCCTTCACCCAGATCGGCGGCCTCTTTATCCTTGAATTCCTCGGAGTTAGGCCACACGCGAAGAACATATCGCTTGTTGAGTGTAAGTGCCTTCATTGAGCGAATATGGTCTTTAATTATGTTACTTACGGGCGTGGGAATGCGGGACCCGAGGGGATAGCGAAAAGCAAAGGAAGCCGTCTTCCCCATCCAGTCCAGCCACTGCTCACCGGAATAGTATAAAAGGTTACGAAACCACGTCATCTCGAGCATGTGCCGCATGGGATCCCGGACGGGATCACGGAACACATCCGTGAATTTCTGGTCCAGCCAGCCCCTGGTTGTCTTGTCAGGTCGATCCATTGGTTACTCCTTTAACTTACTGGAAATCCGCCTTTTTCGCTCAGTTCTGCGGCCCGGATAGCCAGGTCGTTTTCGAGCTCCATTTCCTTGATTTTGTCGCCGGGCTGTCTGCGCAACGCTTCTATAGCGGACGTGTATTCCGGCGTGTCTTTGGCCAGAACGGCCGCGAGAAGCTCTTGTTCCCTAGATATGGCGTTCCCGCGTTCCCACCGGATTCGGTACTCTTGGAACGCTACGAGGGCTGCGAGTAAGCCCATGGTAATGTAGTACATAATCATGATTATTACCCCCTTTTTTAGGATAAAGCTTCTTTTAATTGGCTCAATGCTTCGTGTTTTAACTGATCCACACGAGACTTAGATAAATCTACAATGCCGGCTATTTCCCGCGTAGTCTTGTCCTCAAAGTAATACAGCCAAATGATCAGCCGCGTTGTCGGATCCGTAATGCACTGCTCAATGGCTCGGGATATGGCAAGCTTGGCCTCTACTGTTTCAGTCGGATCTTCACCAACACCTGCGCCGGCTTCATCCTCTGTATAGGGCAGTGGTAGCGGGCGGGCCTCCCCTTTTCGGAATTCCTGGCCGAATCTACTGCGCAGTGAGTCCATTATGGCATGCCCCATATTTTGGCCCTCTAACCATCCAAGCATGGCATCTTGTACCATGTCCTCGATGTCCATTTGGACAACGGGATTGTTTTTGGCAACTTTCTCAGCTACGCGCCGGGCCAGGACGTAAGCTTGATCTATTTCCGCCTTGTTGTACTCCTTCATTTCTATTCTCCTTTAGCATGCATTTTCGTCTAACTTGTGATCGCCGCACCAATCAGTGTCAAATGTCACTGGGAATCCGCCCAACATAGGAGCATGTCGCCGGCACCTTCCGGGCCAAGGCTGATCTTCCCGCATGGGCTCTATGCGGGCCTTACGCATCCACCACATACATGTTTCGCAGCGCATTTTGACGCTTCGATGTCTCCAATTATCCATCTCTATTCTCCTTCTCTACGAAATTCCTGCATGGTCCTTATATACTTGGCCCCTCGACTGGCCTGAAGTTTTTGTCGCGTCTGTAGTCCGGATCTGAGTTGTCTGTAACGGTTCCGTAGCATCCCCCACACGCCGCCGATGCCTCTCTCCCGGGCTCCGGCAGAGGTGGTAGTCCCTTGTGCGGTTCCGGTATCGTATCCCGAACGCTCCATACGGTTGACGGTCTCCTGCATTCCTTGCAATTTTCGCTGTCTTTCGCCGATTCCTCCGCCGTACACCCGCTTGTACTGGTAGCCGGCTCCTGTGGTTTCTCCATTTGCCATGTCCTGTCCTCCTTTAAAGGTTCTTCTTCGTATTCCGTCCCCTTCCACAATTCACCGAAGGGGAGTTGGATTTCAATGCACTCACGAAAATTCGCTTGTAAACTTTTGCGCAAAGCTCGGCGGGGAGACACGCAGGCCACAATGGCTACAATGCCCTGGTCCTCCACCAGGCGGGCTATCCGCGCCAGATTTCTTTGATTTTCTTCACGGCCCTCGTCTGTGAAATCGTTGGCAAAGACCTCCCGCACCTTGTCGCCGTCAATGATGATGCTGCACGGGATTTGCTTTTGTATTCGCCGGGCAAGCGTTGTCTTTCCTGAGTTCTTTCGCCCTGTTATCCAATAGACCATATCTCTTCTCCTTTCAACTGTTGGACTTCAACATTTGCTGAAACTGCCTAAAATAATGATTCCCCAAACAGATCCCAGTCCTCATCTTCGTCATCGGCTGGCAATCCGTATACTTCCGGGTCAAGCATGGGATCGTTCTTTTCAAAGTCCTGTATTTCTTCGTTATCCAGCAAGTCTCGGCGGGCGCGGAAGAACTCTTGGGCCGCCACTTTCGAGACATTGTCCAACTTGTCGATTTCCTTTTTGGCCTTCTCTTTGGCCATTTCACGCCCCAATTCCGCGAGATCAGCTCCTACCGGCCGGGCCATGCAGATATGACAGGCTTCATCGTAGATGTGGTCTTCTTGCTTGTCCTCGAGATCCTCGGGGTTATTCTCATCCAAGCACAGGGATGGAATTGTACGGATGAAGTGCTCACATTGGCTGTAGACCATCAGCATGGGCATTTCGCTGGGATTGTCCGGGATGTCCAGCCTGTTCCGGAATTGGCGGATTTTCAGTTCCCGGTTGGCGTCTCCTGGATGCATGGTCAGATCGATCTTGCCAAATTCCCGAATGACGTCCGGATCCTTGGCCGCGGTGATGAATTCGTCGATTGTGGAGGGTCCTTGACCGCCTCCCATGTAATTGGGCTTTCTGTTCTTACACGTGGGGTCGCACAAGCGGGTGATTTTCCGGCCGAGTATGCCGAGCTGCTTCTCTTTGGCCAGGATTCCCTTGGCTATCATGGGGTCTGTGATCCGCATGCCCACGTTAGGGGTGACGCCGTTCCAGCCGTACCACTCAGCGAAGCGATAAACGCGATTGTCGGAATCTACCCACCACCAGCCTACGGAAAAGGGCGCGCCATACCCCCAGTCAAAGGTCATGTAGAGCGGGGCGTAGTCGGGAATGGGCCAGATCTGCTGTTCTGGCTGTAGGACGTGGCGGTCCTCGGAGAATTTGAAGGCCTGGCCAATGTAGACGTCCCAGCGGCCTTCAAGCCACGCGGCGCGTAAATTTGGGTCCTTAATGGAACGCAATCGCGCAACGTATTTGGGGTCATTTTCGCACAATATTCGATTGTCAGAGAGCGTGGAACGGATAAATGCCTGTGTTATATAGGTGACTTCATCCGTCACAGGGTCCGCTATTTCGACTTTTCGGACCTTGCCGGTGCCGTCCGGGTCCGGATCAATAAACATCAGCTTGACGACTGATGCCCCAGGACCGCCCGGGTTGCCCGTAAGGAACATGTGGCAAGGCACCCCATGGGGAGACCGCAAAGACCCTCTCAGCTTGTCTATCAGGAGGGCCAGGAACGGAAATGTGGGCGCTTCATCGACTGTGATCTCTGTGAACTGGTGGCCTATCCAGTCGTCTGCCTGCTCTAGCTGTTTTATGGCGGCCAACGTGATTTTAGCGCCTTTGGACGGCCCAGAGAGAAATGTGACGTAGTTGACCTGTTGAGGACCCCCAGTGCGCTCCGCGGGCATTCCCATAAGGATAAGCTCATCGAAACGCCGGCGCAATTCACCGAGATCCTTGTATTTCCGGCGCAGCATCAGGCCATTCCAACCGGTTCCGTACTTGACAGCGCCTCTAACCTGCCGGCCGATAGCACAGTCGGATTTGCCGCCCCCACGCGTCCCCCCGAAGAATAGCTCATCTATCGGGGCTGTGGCCGCGGCCATTTGGGGGCCTGGCTGGGGTCCCCAGTACGTGGGTAATTTCTTTTTCTTCTTAGCTACATTTTGTGTCACTTTGTACTCCTGGGTACAATATATTGTATGCCATGGTACAAATTCGTCGGCAAATATCTATAAATGCCGGTGTTTTTTACCGCTTTTTTAACTGCCACAGGTTCCAAATTACTACGCCGGCCATAGCGGCATCAATAATTCCTAGCCCGATAGTTGTCTTTAGATACACAAAAAACGCAGTCACGGCCGCGCTGAAGGCGAATTTCACAGGGATCCACTTATTACCCAGAGCCCTTAATAAAGGATTCAGTTCTCGGCCGCCCCTCGCGAGAATCTCGGTGGTGAGAAGAGAATCGATAATCTGGAGAGACATTTGGACGCTGGCCAATGTCCATAGCAGCAAATTAGTCATCTTTTTTAGCCCCCATCTGCTCGTCCCGGAGCTTTTCCCAGTCCTCCGTGGTTTCGGGCTCGTCCGGATACTCAAGGCCCCTGAAAGCCTGGCCATTATTGATCTGGACGTTGATTTTCTCGTTGTAGCCGCCCTTGTGCTTGAGAACGAATTGAGCTGCTTGTCTATCCCTGCGCAACACTACATGCTCACGAATAACGTCTTGGGACTCGTCAACCAGCTCCTCTACCTTCTGGATCTTCATGGCCTGGACCTTGGCGTCAAAGTCCTCGTCGAGCTGGAGCCAGTTATAATAGGTCTGCCTAACAATGCCGACAGCCTGGCAAGCGTGCGTAATATTGCCGTTTTTGGCTTCCAGGGCGATCAGGAAGATTTCTTTCATCTCAGATTGTGTAAGGCCGGCTGATGTAGCCATAAATCCTAACTCCTACTATTATAGTGGGACTCTAAAAATTCCCCTGGTGAAATTTGAAACTGGGACTCTAAAAACTATCGAGGGGCCTATTATATACTGTCTAATCGCTGCTACAGGGGTTATTCAAATATGCTGGAGGGACTCTTTACGCGACACGTGCCCCCTCTTGCCTTCCACCCCTACCCTACCCCCCCCCTTCCGCTTCACGGAAGTGAAGAGCACCCCTAGTATAGATAGATAATTATTTACACACATGTAGTAAGTACTTACACAGTGCTCAGTGCTTGGGCGTCTATACTATACTACAGTACTTGGTGTGTCAATCACAACACACTGGACGCTAACATGCTGGTATCCCTAAATAAAATGGGAGGCCAGTAGTTGCACCGACCTCCCAGCCCGGAGAAAAGAGAAGACAACAAGGCGTCTCTATTGTGATTATCGGTTCTACTGTCCATTTTGTCCACCAGTATATGTGGTATATATCGCAGCGATATAGCACTAGATGTTGTATGTGTGATCTCCACAAGTTACATCCTCGCGTTATTCCGGTACTCAACTGGGTAATTATTACCCACCATTGCATTTCTGCAATACTAGACATTGCATTTTTGCATGGAGTTACATTGATACATGGTTACATGGTTACATTGTTATGGAGTTACATTGCTAGTTCTAGTATAGCAAGAGTACTGTTCAATGTCAAGTCTTTTGTCAATAGTGTTGTTAGACAGTATCTCCTTATACACGTGCACACGTGCACAGCGACACACCAGCACGAGGACACACGGACACATGAGCACACCAACACAGACCTATCGGCACACGTATATATAGTGTTTATAAAGGGAGGATCGGGAAATGGACACTAAATAATGGACAGTAGTGGATGAGCACACGGACACACGTGCAATCGTGCACACGTGCACATGAACACATGAACACATGAACACACGTGCACACGAACACAGGCTCCTCGGCATTCCGCAAGAACTGTGCCGGAATCTTGTCAAGAGGTTGAGCTCATTTTTTTTTGTGCTGCAAATGTCTGGAATCATTGGACTTGAAAAAATAATTTAAAAATGAATGGCCATTCAGATTTTGGGGCTGCGGTTCATGTGTCTGAAATCACTGCGGAAGCGCGAAATCGATACTTTTTGAGAAAACGCATAGGGTAGAGACCAAAAATCTTTTGCACCAAAAAATTTTGAGAGGAGGGCAGCAATGAAAATACTGAAGAATGGAGCATGGGTGATCCACTCCACTGAAGTGGATCATGACTGCGAAGTTACGTTGGGCTATTGGCATAAAAACTGGCCGGGATCGGACAGCAAGGAGTATGTGACCTGGCTCACAGACAAGAATGGCAATGCGTATCTGGGGCATTATTTTAGGGACTTCTTCGCTGCCGTGAATGACTACAAAGAGCGTATAAGGCGGGAAAAGGGATAAAACCGCAGGGGGCCTTGGTCCCCTCCAAGCTCTCAACAAATGAGGGTTTGGAGGGCACCAAAGCTCAAATAAACTGAAGGAGGACACAATGAAGAAATCGTATCCGTTCAATGAGATGGGAGACAGGCGCTGTGTAGTATGCGGCAGGCCGATCAAGAGGCGCCTCGTGGAGGAAAAGCCCACAGCCACAAAATGCTTCCAGTGCTTCAGGGCTGAGCAAGAGGCTAGAGGCAATTCCATGTCAACAGCGCGAGAGGTCCGCACGGGCCAAAGACCGCACCGAAAGCCGAGAATTCCCAAGGAGGACCGCTAACATGCCAGAAGTCAATGGACGATTAATTTGTTGCGTATGTGGCGCTGACCTGGGAGACGCCGCAGATCCTTACCGGGATCCTGATTGTTGGGAGTGTCTCATGAGGGAATATGAAAATGAAGAAGAGGAGGACCAATAAGGAAAGATAAGACAGCCAGAAGGATACTGAAGAAATACCACACAGCCTATGCCAAACACAGGCTAGGGATCAAGAAAATGGCCGCCTCCACGTTGAGGCTGTACAAAACGGCCGGGACCGTGGCGGCCAGGGCTGAGTTTTCTAAGCTTTGAGGGGGACTAGGCATGCAAGACAAACACAGACGTGTCAGGTTTTATTGTGGGCTCACTGATAAGTACGGTGAATGTGTGGACCCTGTGACCTACGAACAGACTATGGAGGAGTTCTACCATAGCTTCACGGTTTACAGGACCACTGGCAATTGGAAAGGCATGGCCGAAGAGAGCGTAGTCCTGGAAGTAATTGAACTGTGGCCGTTGAATACACTGCGGCAAACACACCTTGAATCCAGGGCGTATGCGGTGGCTAAATTGCTCAAGGTCAATGGGCAGCAGCATTGTGTAATGTTTACCACTGACTTTGTGGATGCAATCTTTATGTAGAAAACTTTAGGTAGAAAGGAGGACCAAATGACCGGCGAAATGTGTTGGATCAACCAGGAAGGCGTAGACTCAAATGGGGATCGCTATTGGCTCCATGCAGCAGCAGCAAAAGCTGTGAGTGGAGTGCTGAAGCCGTTTGACGTATACCAGGGACCTTATATCCTCTTGCCAGATCTGTGCGTGAATAGCAAGGTATGGCTGTGCGATGAAGGTGAGAGGCTTTACTGGTATAGAGAAGATACGAACAAACGGAGCGAGGCCTTTTTCCCCAATGAGGAATTTGCAATTCAAGCAATCAAAACTTTAATGTAGGAGGGATTCATGAGCAAAGAGAAAGAAACCAAAGAACTGGTAATAAATAAAGCGTTAGAGGCTGTCATTGTCACCGTGTCTAATCTCGTGGAGGACCTGGAATCTATCGGCTTCGGAACCGATGATCCAGTGTGTGGCAGTGGCGCGGTTGATGTGATTAACCGGCATTGGGATAACCTTAAACTGATTGCGAATTAAGGAGGGCTTCATGAGCAACAAATTACGTGGTTATGTTTTGTTCGCATGGGCCATGATAGGCTTTGTAGTGGTCAGTGGCCTATTGACTTTAATCTATGGCTAGGAGGGATTCATGAGCAAATCAAGATTCGCTAAAGGATGGTTTTGTGCCCGGTGCCACTGGATGCACTATCATGATGTAGATCAGTGCCAGGCATGTGGGGACCGGGAGATTGAGCCTGGGATGCTGCCTCTGATGATGGTGGCTCCGGGGAAGGCTGACATGCTGGATAAAAAACAGAGAAGGAGGCGTTAAGCATGAAACTATACAAGTTAACGGACAAGAATGACCAGACTTACGGCGGCTGTCAATGGGGAGAAAACGTCACCGTAGAAACGAGTGGCATAGGCAACTTATGTGGAGACGGATTTACTCATTGGTATACTCACCCATTGCTGGCTGTTTTGCTAAATCCCATTCAGGGTAATTTTGACTTGGAAACCGCACACTTGTGGGAAGGTAAAGGAGAAGTGGTAAAGGATGATCGTGGATTGAAGGTGGGTTGTGTTAAGGCGCTTACCATTAAGCGCATACCTTTGCCTGAAGTCACACTGGCACAAAAAGTTGCATTCGGGATTTTGTGTGTATTAGAGGTATATGAAGAGAAGTCATTTAAAGTATGGGCAGAAAATTGGTTGTCTGGAAAAGATCGTTCAAAAAAGAGTGCTGCTGCTGCTGCTCATGCTGCTCATGCTGCTGCTGCTGCTGCTGCTTATGCTGCTGCTGCTTATACTGCTGCTGATGCTCATGCTGCTGATGCTTATGCTGCACCACTGAATTTCATTGTCATTGCTAAGAAAGCTATGAAAATTAAATAAGGGAGGAAATGATTATGAAGTGCCCAAAATGTGGGAAAGAAGAATGGTTCGTCACAGGTAATACTCATGACACTGTGGAATACTACGTTGACCTCCAGGAAGATGGGACCTTTGACATCACAGACGTAAAAGATGAGTTTGTGGGTGAGACTGATTGGTGGTCCTATGTTGAATGTGAAGAATGCGGATTTAAATTGGACCACCACACTATGGAGGCTTTCGAAGGAGATGATTAAAGCCGGTATCATAGCCTGCTTATCGGGGGCAGTCCTCCTGGCCACTGGATTCTTTGCTCTCAGCTACCACGAGCTACAATGCCAGGTCAATTCCAACACGGCCCTTATTCAAGAATTGCGTCTTAAGGACCGCCCCCTCGTGGTGGTGAGTGGCAAGTATCCTGAGATCATAGCTACTCATGAGGATCTTGTAATAATGGAGGAGGACAAAGACAATGAAAGAGATTAGATTCGAGAGAACGGTGGAGGCTTTTGGCCGAAACGGCTTCACCAAGAATATTGGATTATTCCTATCGGCTTATGATGATAGTCTCATTGCTTTGAGATATCTCAACAGCCGGGGAAACGTGGGCCGTGCCATGATCGAAGTCCCCATGGAAAACGTGCCGGAGCTCATTGAGGCGCTTGAGGAGCTCGTTGAGGAAGAAAGGCCGGATTTGTACGCAAAATATCTTGCAGGGTTTTAAGGATTCATGCGCAAGTTTTTTTTAGCTGCATGCACTTTTTTCTTGACATTGAACACTTCTCGCGCTATACTGA